AGTAAACGAGTAAACGAGTAAACGAGTAGACAAGTAAACGAGTAAACGAGTAAACGAGTAGACAAGTAAACGAGTAAACGAGTATGAAATTCGAGAGAGAGCACAGGGTTATGGTGCAATATGGTACGGCGGTGGGTATGCTGGTTAGCGGCGTGGCACTCACGGTGGCGGGCTTTGTGACGCCGCCTGTGGGGGAAATCTCCGACAGTGTGCTGTGGTACGCCGCGCAGACTATGATTTACGCGGGCAGCGTGTTTGGGGTTTCTATCTATGTGAATGATAGGATTAACGGGCTGAAAGACCGCATCAAGAAGTTAGAGCAAGATGAGAAAAATAACTGAAATAATCGTGCATTGCTCGGCAACGGCAGAGGGCAAGGATTTTGGCGCGGCGGATATTGACCGATGGCACAGGGCGCAGGGCTGGGACTGCATAGGATACCACTATGTGGTGAAGATTGACGGCACCGTGCAGGAGGGGCGGCCGATTGAAAGAATGGGCGCACACTGCAAGGGGCATAACGCCAACTCGATAGGCGTGTGCTATATAGGCGGGCTGACGGCCGACGGGAAAGAGCCGAAAGACACACGGACGGCGGCGCAAAAGGCGGCTTTACTCTCGCTGATACGGAGGCTGAAAAGCAACTATCCAGGGGCGAAAGTGTACGGGCACAGGGACTTTGCAAGGAAGGCGTGCCCGTGCTTTGAGGCAAGGGAGGAATATGAGGGGATTTGAGGCGGCTTATTTTGCCGGATATGCCGGATATGCCGGAACGGGCTGCGCCCTCGCCCGGATATTCCGGGAGATCCGGGGAGAGGCGGCGGAAAGGGAACCAATAAAAAAATATAGACAGAAATGGCAAAGACTTATGAAGAGTTGCTGGAACAGGCGGCAATAGTGAGAGACGAAACGGCGGCGGGCAAGAATACCGCGGCAAGAGTGGGCGGCGCACTGGCTGACGCGGTGGACTACGTGAAGGGGCTGCAAGACGCGCACGGAGATATTCTCGAAAAGGTGAATACGGCGGTGAGCACGGCGACAATGGTAACCGCTGTTGCAAATTCGGCAAAGACATATGCCAACAACGCCGTGAACACGGCAAAGCAGGCAACTGCGACGGCGGAGGCTGCAAATGCGACGGCAGAGGCGGCACAGGGGGCGGCGGATCAGATAAGTGAAGACCTCAATAATAATGCTTACAACTGGGCGACAGACCAGGACGCGGGCTATTCTGCAAACTCACAGAAGTATTACCACGGTCTTATGAGTGCGGCGGACAAAGAAAAGGTGGACGGGCTTGACGCTCGGTTTGAACTTATAGACCGCACGGCCTCAAACCAAGAGACGCGCATCGGCGCACTCGAAAACCCGCCCGCGCCCGACTACGTGGAAATGATCGTAGAGGCACCCGTGGCGAAGCATTATGCGCTATTCTACGACGCGCGCTGCCTTGGCTGGCTCGAAATTGACGGAGAGGAGGAAACTGTGCCGGAGGTTACTGGCAACAAATCCGTGAAATACTACGCCGCGCTTTCGCCAGGGCGGCACGTGGTACGCTTCAGGCCGAAAGAAGGCAACATGAGCGACGGCACTCCGTGGAAGGAACGCGCGGGTATGCTTGGCTGGTGCTCCGGGAACCAGGTGACAGAGGTAACGCTGCCTGAAGGCTGGACGGTGATCAACACTAAGATGTTCGAAGGCGCGGATAGCCTGCGGCGCGTGAACCTGCCGAGCACGATAACGGAGGTGCGCTACGGGGCTTTCGGTAACTGCGCGGCATTGGAAGAAATCGTGCTGCCTGCATCGGTGGAGCGCATCGAGCATATCATTGCGCACGATTGCCCCGCGCTGAAACGCATAGTGCTGGGCGGCAGGAATGTAGAAATCAACGGCACGCTGGCACAAACGTGCACGGAGCTTGACTGCGTGGAATTTAGAGCGGGCGGCACGTCGGCTTTCAAGACATCGAACAACTCTTTCATAAATCTGCCAAAACTTGGAAGATTTATCATCGGCGGCAACCTGCCAAGCTTCGAGTGCGACCGTCCGTTTACTTCAACGGGGTATGTGGGCAGCTCGTTGAGCGCGGACACGCGCTGGCTGTTTACGGCTGACAATGTGAACCCGAGCGGCACCGTGTGGGAAGCAAGCCTTATTAATATATGCGGGTTTACGGTGAAAGGAAGAAGAAGCTACGAACTGGTATAAAGGCGCGGCGGGAAAAGACGGGAAAGACGGAAAAGCCGGAAATAACGGATCGGCGGCAAGCCGCCTCGCCCGGAAGACCCGGATATTCCGGGGGCCATGCGGCGCAAAGGGGCGGGCGTTCTGCAGAACGCCCCTACTCCATTCGGATAGACAGGGGCAAGGCGGAAAGACGCGGCGAAACCATTATAAATATAAGAAGATGAACAACTATATATTTCCAGAGGAACTTGACGGGCTTACGTGGGACGGCACGACGGGGACTGTTACCGCCACGGCGGACGGGAACCAGGTGCAGTTTACCGTGGAGGGGGACGAAAACGACGTTATCGAAGTGGACGGGCTGGGAGACTTGTTCCAGGATCTATCGGAGGATAATCCTATCCACTGCGAAATAGAAACGCAGGTGGACGGTGACAGTCCGAGCGGAGTGGGCTTCACCCTGATACGCTCGGAGGTGCAGATTGGCGAGACGGCGGTGAGCTTCTGCGCACGGCATTTCCTCAATATGCAGCAGGGGACGAAGGACACGTATGTAGGGGCAAAGGAAAGGCTTACTATCTACATCGAGAAACCCGTGACGAGCGGATATTTCAAATTGTCGCTGCGCAAGACGTGGGCAGACGTGGAGACGGGCGAAATTGCCGAAACCACGGAGAGCGTGAAAAGCGAAACGGCAATATTTATGGCGGGCTTTTGCGGCTGGGAGTTTACTATCACAGACGGCAACGCGCCCGCAGAGGGTATGCAGTTGATAGAGATTGAGGCAAGTTTCGGCGAGCGGGTGCAGCGGTACGAAGTGAGGGAGTGCAGGGACGCTGCGCCGATTAGCATTTTATATATAAACAACTTTGGCGTGCGCGATACGTTTCACTTTTTCGGCGGCTCGACGCGCACGGTGCAGGCAGACAGAGAAAGCGCACTCTTCAACGAAGGCAAGGCCATTACAAGGACGTACGCCGTAACCAGGAACACCGAAACGACGGCACGGACGGGAATACTAAGGGAAGAGAGCCTGCGGGCGTTTGAGGACCTTTGCTGCACGCGGCAGGCGTGGAACTCGGAGGGAAAGGAAATCTACATCAAGGATAACGAACTGGAATACTCTGACGCGTACGGCTCGCCGCAACAGGGAAGCATCACCTACGGGGAGAGCGACGCAAGGGCGGCATTTAGCAAGGGCAAGGAGGCAGAGACTTTTGACGGGAGTTTTGATAGTTCCTTCAAATGATTGGCCGGATAAGCCGGATATGCCGGAGCGGCGGCAAGCCGCCTCGCCCGGATATTCCGGGGAGCCGGACAGGGCAAATGAAAAGAAGCAATGAAGAGAGCAACGACGATACACAGAAAGGACGCATTTCGCCTGCTTGAAGACAGGCGGGCGCATAACCTAAGGCTCTGGAAACTGAGCACGGGGGATATACTCGAATACGAGGGGGCCGTGTGCGTGGGCGGGCATAAGCGCGGGGGAACGCACCGCGTGAGATTGCCACGGAGCGGGGTGCTAAGGGAGTTCAGGGATATAAGTCTGTTTGAGATTGACGGGCTACGCATTTATTGGTGACGGATCGGCGGCAAGCCGCCTCGCCCGGATGTGCCGGATATTCCGGGGGCCATGCGGCGGGAAAGGGGCAATAAAAAAAGTGTCTTTTTGGGAAAAAGCATATCAATATATATTTGCAGCATGAAATACGATATTTACATAGATAGCGAAATCAGCCGGTACTGGGGCATCAATGCCGCGTACGTGAAGGACGCGCTGAAAGACATTAAGGACGAACAGCCGATTAACGTGTATATAAGTTCGCTGGGCGGCGACGTGAACGAAGCCCTGAAAATTCGGCAAATCTTCATCGACCGCAAAGGGAAGGTGACGGCATACATTTACGGCTTCACCGCCTCGGCGGCTACCATCATCGCCACGGGCGCGGACGAAATTGTGCAGAGCAACGCCGCGCTGCAACTGGTGCACCAGGCAAGTCAGTGGGTAGACACCTTTGGGCAGATGAACAAGGAACAGATTGCAGAGGCGATACGCAAACTGCAAGAACAGGCGGAAGACCTCGCCACCGTGGACGGCGTAATAGCCAGTCTCTACGTAACGCGCTACGGGCTTACGGAGGCAGAGGCCAAGGAACTGATGACCGCCGAACGCTGGCTCGACGCGAAGACTTGCAAGGAGAAAGGACTTTGCGACCGCATCATCGAGGCAAAGGACGACAAACCCGCCAAAGAGGCACAGGCACACACCCGCGACCGCTTTGCCGCCATGGGTTTGCCGCCCGCGCCTGAACAGACGGAAAACTCATTTACTAACTTAACCGAGAATAACACAATGGACAAGAAAGAAACAAAACTCGAGGCTTTCTTCAATGCGCTGAAGGCTCTCTTTATGGGTGAAGAAGACCCCGAGACGGAGCCCGAAAAGAAGAAGGATGAAGACCCCGCGCCCGCGCCTGAACCTGAAAAGGAGGAAGACCCTGAAAAGGAAGACCCTGAAAAGAAGGAAGACGCACCCGAAGAAAAGTGCGACCCTGAAAAGAAGGAGGCGACGGAAAACGAACTCGCCGCAGAGATTGAAAACCTCAAAGCACAGATTGCCGCGCTGAAAAAGGCCGACGGGGCAGACACTATTACTATTGAGGGCGGCGCTGAAGACGAATACAACGCCGCAAAGGCCTACGAGCAACTGAAAGGCATATTATAAGAGCCTTTCGGCGCGAAGGGGCCGGAAGTTCCAGACCGGCCTGCGGCCTGACCCGGAAGACCCGGATATTCCGGGGCCGGGGGCAAAGCAAGACAATTATCAACAACCAACACAAAAACTATTTTCTAATTATGGCAAATCTTATCAACATCACCGACGCCGACCTGAAGAAATCGGCCGTGACTTACCGCAAAGACCTGCTCCTTATGCCGGTCGTAAGTGCCAACCACACGCTGCAACACATGACGGCCCGCCCGGGCGTGGCAGGCCGTGAGGTAGTGGGCGAACTGAGCGGCGACGTGCAGTTTGGTCCGTACAACGCCAGCCGCGTGGACGACAGCGACCTCACCGTTACCGCCCGCACGCTCGAGACGTTCCTTGGCAGCGTGGTCAAGAAGTTCGACCCTAACAGCGTGGCAAAAACCGTGTACGGCGAATTGCAGGCACAGGGCCAGGCTTTGACCTCAGCCGCCGTGACCCGCGCCGTGGCTATGTACATCGCCGGCAAACTGGGTAAGGCACTCAACAAGGCAATTTTCTCGGCAAAGCGCAAGGACAGCGGCACAACCACTGCCGACTTGTTCGACGGTTTCGACACCATCACCGCCGCCGAAATCGCCGCCGGCACCATCGCCGAAGGCGAGGGCAACTTCAAGCAACTCTCCGAGGCCGTGACCACCGCCAACGCCGTGGATACGCTTATGGGCATCTACGAGGCCGCCAGCGACGAACTGAAAATGGGCGAGACCAAGATGTTCCTCCCGAGCGACATCTACAACGCCTATTGCCGCGACTACCTTAACACGTTTGGCGCAGTGGCGTACAACCAGCAGTACAAGAAGACCACCCTCGAAGGCTCGGACGGCCGCTGCGAACTCGTGCCGCTCATCAGCAAGGCAGGCTCGAAGTTTATCCACCTCACGACCAAGGGCAATATGCTGTTCGGTTATGGCAGCGGCCTGGCAGACGAAAACGTGGAGATTGAAAAGTACGACCCGTTCCTCGTGTCGTATGTGGCAACCATGTATTTCGGCACGCAGTTCGAGAGCATCAGCCCCGAGGCGTTGTTCGTGGCGAAACTGAGCGCGTAAACAACGGATATAACGGAAGAGCCGGATATGCCGGATATGCCGGAGCGGGCTTCGCCCTCGCCCGGGAGAGCCGGATATTCCGGGGGAACGGAGAAAGATATAAGGCCCCTTCCACGTTGCGTATGATCCGAAGGACTTGTTCTGCAATAAAGGAAAGGCTGGGTTTAGAACGAATGGGCTATAAACCCCGTGATACCGATGCTCACTATCGACAGAAAGCACAGTTGGGGCCTTTTTTTTAAAACACACAAAATATCAACATAAAACTTTAGAATTATGGCAACAAACAGCAACTGCGCAGCGAAGGGGCTTTACAAGAGCCTGGGGTTCTGCAAGGGCACGACCGTGCTGCCGGGTATCAGAACCACGGTATACTACATTCCGAAGCGGCACATCGTGAAATGGCCGACGCTGCCCGACACGGCAACCGCCGCAATGGGCGAACTCGGAAAGTATACGGGCAACTTCGTGCTCGAGAGCGACAAGAAGTGGCTCAAGATTGACCTCGTAGACAACAAGGGCAAGATCGAGAGCGAAAGCCAAGGCGACAAGCCCGCGCGTACCTTCATCAACAAAATCACCCTTTCGCACCCCGAGAGCGACGAAGAGGCAACGGGCTTCGCCAGACAGGCTAACGCCGACGACTTCGTGTATCTCGTGCAACGCCGTAACGGCAAATTCCGTGTAATCGGTAACGAGATGTTCGAGACCGACACGAAGCCCAAGCAAGACAGCGGCGAGGGCATCACGGGCGACCAGGGCACGAGCCTCGAAATCTCCGTGACGGACGTATGCCCCGCACCCTATTACCCCGGCACCATCGAGACCGAGGACGGCGACATCAGCGGCGAGACGGGCAAGGCTGCGGAGGCTTAACGGGGCTTTGGCCGGATATTCCGGACCGGGCGAAGCCCTGATCCGGACCGGCGGCAGAGCCGCCTCGCCCGGATATTCCGGGGAGCCGGACAAACCGGGAAAGCCGGGAACTGGAAACGAAAAGCAAATCAAAATCATGCTGGACGAGAAATTCACAAGAGCCATGCAGCAATGGCTTATGCAGAGACAGGAGCAGCGCAGCCTTGAAGAAGGCGCGCTACTCCTTTTGCGTATCAACAGAAATCAAAGGCTTTACTCCAATATCATGCGCAAGCACGATTTTCAAAAATTGGAGTATGAGTTGAACAAACATTTGAAAATTCGCCTAGAAGGACTGACGCGGGAACAGGTGGCGCAAATGGAGCACACAGAATTGCCGCGCATCAAGGAGACGCTGGCGAAGAACGCGCCCGCGATATCGACGGACGCAGATTTTAATAAAGCAGAAAGCGCGGGCAAACGCCCCGACCATGATACACTCCCTGAACAGGTGCAAAGGCTGTACGACCGCAACGGCGAACTCTATTTCAAAATGAAGTCGCTTTTTGAAACGCTTAAAACAATGGAAGACCAACAGCCGTGCGACCGCCACGAACTCTTGGTGCAACTCGCAGAAATGGACCGCGAATACAGGGAGAACTGGAACGCCTACGACACGTTCGACGCGGCGACGGCGGCGGTGCAAGGCGTGGCGGCCGCCATGCAGGGCGCATCGCCCAAGGAGGTATCGGCAGCAAGACGATTTATAAGCGGCAACAAGACGAAACTCTCGGTGCTCAAAGAGACAGAGCCGCTGCTTTACGAAGAACTAAGGGAGAAAATGCAAGAGCGCGTGGATTTGCTCATACGGAGCGGGCTGTGGTTTAAGCAGGCTTTTATTGAGGAACTGACCGCGCTGGGGGTAAGATTTAACGGATAAGCCGGAGCGGGCTAACGCCCTCGCCCGGATATTCCGGATATTCCGGGGAGCCGGGGAAACGACAAAGACAATGATAAACCCAGAAATAATAGACAAGGTGCAGCGGCTGCTGCTGGCAGAGGAGAGCGAGATAGACGCGGCGGGCTTGAAGCCCGGCGTGAAAGAGCGCATCATGCGGCTGCGCGAAATGTATTTCTACTGGATAAGAAACCCGAGGCTCAACGAGCGGCAGATTGTGGACGTGCTGCGCAAACAGTACGAACTAAGACTTTCGCAGGCGTACGAAGACGCGCAGTTATTGCGTATCTGTATCGGCAATATTCAGCAAGTAACAAGGCAGTGGTCGCAATGGGTATTTCTGCAACGCTGTGAAGAGGGCTTTGAAATGGCAAGAAAGGAGGGCAACATCAACGCGTTTGCGAAAATGCTTGCTACCTTTGCCCGGGGCACTAAGATAGCGAAGGAAGAAAACACCGCGCCCGAGTACGACCAAATCGTGCCGCAGCAATTCACGGTAACAACTGATCCGAGTGTGGCAGGCTTCAGGCGGATACCTAATATCCACGAAAAGGCGAAGAAACTCTTGCAGAAATACGCGGCGGAGACGGAGGAACCGATTGCAGAATACGAAGAAGTGTAGGGGCGTTTTGCAAAACGCCCGCCACGGATATGCCGGAGCGGCGGCAAGCCGCCTCGCCCGGATAAGCCGGATAGACCGGGGACGATAAACGAAGAGAGCAATGAAGGAAAACCTATTATATATAACAAGGCTCGAGCGGTGCGCGGCGCGGCATTTGCGGCTGGCGCATTTCGCTGGCGGCGCGGCGATAGTGGGAGACCCTATGCCGTGGCGCGATATGGGGCTTTGCGGCCTCGCCTCCATGGAGAGCGAGACGGAGGAAGACGAGGGCGTGACCACCGTAAGTACTACGCTAACGGCGAAACTCAAAGCAGACATCGCCCTCAAAGACGAGCCACAGATATACAGGCTAACCACCGCCGGCGGCACTAAGTTCCTACTGGGCGGCGTGCGGCAGCCGTACGCCGTAATGGCAAAGGCAAACTACTACCCAGAGAGCACGGGCGACACGGCTGCAACAAGCATCACCATAACCTACAACGACCGGCGCGGGCCGCTAAGGCTGATAGAAAAGTAGGGGCGTTTTGCAAAACGCCCGCCACGGATAAGACGGAACGGGCTGCGCCCTCGCCCGGTAGACCCGGATAGTCCGGGAGGGAAACGGAAACAACAACAGACATAACAATGATAGAACTTGTAAATATAGCAAAGGACGGCGTGCAGGCCGCAATAACCACCGTGGAAGACACGACGGGCGTGTTCGACGATTACCGCATACAGTTTAAGGCAGTGCCCGGGCGGCCGAGGGAGACCTACGCGCCGTTTGGCGTGGACGACCAACTGCCCTACAAGATTAAGGAACTTATCGGCTCGGACGAAGTGTCGGCGCAGAATAAGTTTTTCAACGTCTTGACGTGCTACGGTGCGGGCATACAGTTGCAAGACGAAGAGACGGGCGAGCGCACCAAGAACTCCGCCGCCAAGAAGTGGGCGCGGCGCAATGCGCTCAATTCTTTCTTCTTGGAACAGATAACGGACATGAAGCACTACTTCTTTGCCGTGTGCGTGATTATCCTTTCCAAAGACGGTACGCAGATTAACCGCATCGTGCACAAAGAGGCGTGCTACGTGAGGCTCGGCCGCGCAGACCGCCGTGGGCATATCCCATATATATACTACGGCAACTGGCAGTACGGTACGCCACGTGCAGAAGAGATAGAGCGCGTGCCGCTCCTGAACGAAACAGACCCGCTCGGACACCTAGCTACCCTTATTGGCATAGAGCCCGGGGCGGACGGCATTTGCCGCGAAAGAACCAAGCAGAGGAAATTCGCCATACTGCTGCGCTTCCCAACCGTGGGCTGCCAATACTATCCGACGCCCTACTACGCCGCCATGTTCAGAGGCGGCTCGTACTTTGAGAAACGCCTGATCAGCGCGGCAAAGATTGCCAAGATGAAGAACCACGCGAGCGTGAAGTACCAAGTAGAAGTGGAGCACTCATATTGGCGCAAGATTATCGACGAAGAGCGCATCACCGACCCCGAGGAAGCCGCGCTGCGCATCAAGAAGGAGAAAGAAAATATCCGCGACTTCGTGGCGGGCGTGCACAATAGCGGCAAGGCGTGGATAACGGGCTACTACGTAGACCCCGCAGGGCACGAAGTGCGCGATATCCGCGTCATCAACATAGAGGGCGCGAAAGAGGGCGGCGATTATGCCGACGATATCAACGTGGCGGCTAACACCCTTTGCTACGCCGATAACGTGCACCCTAACCTCGTGGGCGCAGTGCCGGGCAAGAGCCAGAGCAACAACAGCGGCAGCGACAAGCGGGAACTCTTCACCATGAAGCAGGCACTTGAGACGGCTTTCCACGACTTGCTTTTGCGGCCTATTGAACTGTGCCTCGAATACAACGGCTGGGAAGACGTGCGGGCGGCCGTGCCGATTGTGCAACTGACTACGCTCGACAAACACACGGACGCAAAGACAGCGGAAATAAACAAATAAAACCATTAACCGGGCGTTTTGCAAAACGCCCCTACTTTCAAATCAATATGTTTCACCCATCGCAAAAGGAATTTGAAAAGTTCGTACCGTCGCTGCGAGACGGCGGCGAGGAAATATATAAAGGCGTGTACCCGTATTTGCAGCCGTCGTACTGGCGGCTCAAGAACGAGTTGAAAGTAGAACTCATGAACAACAAGGCCGCGCCCTACTTTCGCCGCGCCGTGTACGCCACGGCGGCGTACCGCGCACTTCCTACGCTCGACCTCGTAGCCACACCAAACGGATTTGGCGTAGTGTCGAACAACAACATCGCCCCCGCATCGAAGGAGCGCGTGGCGGCGTTGAGAGAGAGCCTAAGACAATACAAGAGCGACTGCAAGGACCAGTGCTTGGAGAGGTATTATCAAGAATTAAAGGAAAATAATAGATACGCTATACGTGACGTACTAAATCACAGCCTGGATAATGAAGGTTCTTATCCAGGGGAAAGCATAGAACATTTGGTTTTTAGATCTGGAATTATTTTTTCGGCAACCGTGGCGCGGGAGGCCGGTATCACCATGCCAGACGGAAGCCCCGTATACGAAGAAGAAATGCGCGTGCTCGAATATCAACTTGCGGCTGCTGATACAAGAGTGAAAAAACTAATCAGTGCAAAGCAGTACAATTATGAAATGGGCTGCGCTCGATACGGATCTAAAATGGACATGAAACTCCGAAAACTCGCCGCCATGTACGTAATGAACGCGCCGCACCAAATCGTGAAAGACTACGAGGGCGAAATATTGGACTTTATGGAGGAAGATGCCGTAATCGCTGAACAAGATAAACATGGGTATACCTATGTAGTTGGCGATGAAAATTACAAAGCCGCCGAACGCTTCCAATATTACCACGCCTCCGTGCAGCGCGAACTGCGCAAAAACCCCGTACGCTATGAAAACCGAAAAGAAGACGCTACCTATTTCTTTTAACGTAAATCTCCCTAAATCGTGGGAAGAACTCACGCAGGAACAGTTGCTCGCCGTGTTTCGGCTAATGGCGTACGGCGAGAGCGGCCCCGCGCTCATGACGCAGGCTTTTCTCATCTTTTCAGGGCTGAAACCAGAAGGAGAGGATATCTATCGCAATAGGGCGGGCTTTCTGATGAAGATAGGCGTGAGCCAAATAACCGCCGCCGCGCTGCGCTTGGAATATCTTACCACAGTGCCCCGCGCCGCCGTACGTCTCGACCATGCCCTCGACGGCACGCCGTGCAAGACGGGCGCAAACTTGGAAGACGCTACCTTTGGCGAGTTCCTGAACGCCGACGGTTTATTTCTGCAATATCTCAACAACCCGGAGGCAAATGCAGACCGCCTCGAAAAGATTGCGGAAATATTTTATCCGGGGATTATGCCCGGCGCGGCGCGGTCAAACTATATGCACGCAAATATTATATTATGGCTAACGGGCTTGAAGCAGCAACTTACGGCCATGTACCCGCATCTATTCTCTGCGAAGGCAGCACCCACCGACTACGAAGAGACCGCCGAAGAGGTAGCCGTGCGCCACCGCCACTCCACGCTTTCAATGATACGCGCACTTACGGGCGGCGACATCACTAAGGAAAACGACATCTTGCTCGCCCCGGCGCACAACGCGCTCTACGAACTCAACGAAAAGGCGCGGGAGGCAAAGGAACTCGAAGCAATGAAAAACAAATAACGACGGATAAGCCGGAGCGGCGGCAAGCCGCCTCGCCCGGAAGACCCGGATATTCCGGGAATAAAGAAAGGAGACAGATATGTTTAATTTCATTCACTATATGGAGGAACTTACCAACGCCAACCGCCTGTGCGTGCGGCGCGGGTACAAGTTTTGCACTTGCTCCGGGCTCGGCTACATCGAGGGGCTATTGCAGGAAATGCGCACCTCGAAGAATTTTGTCTGCGTGTGCGACATTTGCGAAGAGGCCACACAGCAGCGGGGCGGGGCGTGGTTTAAGCGGCGATTGTTTACCGTGTTCGTCTTGGCGCGGTACGACATGAAGAACCGAGAGAGCCAGAAAATCGCCATAGAAGAGTGCCGCGAGGTGCAAAGGCAGTTCCACACGCGCTTTATCGTGGACGAGGGCGCACTGGCAAGCCGCCTCGCCTATCTCGACACGGCAATGATACGCAGCCGTGAACTGGGCGGCGACTTCCTCGACGGCTGCACGGGGCTTTACTTCACGGTGACCATCGACGAGCCTATCAACCTGACGTACGACTACAACCAGTGGTACAACAAGCGAATTAAAAAAGCACCGCTGCCTGCAGACCCGAGAGGGAAACTCAATACAGGCGAGTGGTAGGGGCGAACGGACGAAACGGAGCGGCGGAAAGCCGCCTCGCCCGGGAGACCCGGAAAAGCCGGAAACGATAAACGAAGGAAGCAATGCAAGGAAACTTAAAAGAATACTCGCAGGCGTGGTACGACAAAATGCTCATGATTTGGCGCGACCGCATCGACGCAATGAAGATTAACGACACGGGCGCGCTGAAAAGCTCCGTTGCTGGCAAGAGCTTTGCCATGCAGGAACTTGGCGGGCAAATGGCTTTCCAGTTCCTGCAATACGGCATCTATGTAGACCTCGGCACGGGCAAGGGCTACAAGCGCGGAAACGGCGGCGACCTTAAATTTTTGGGTAAGGACTACCGCAAGGAGCATAACCTCGGCAAAGCCCGCGAGCCGCGCCCGTGGTTCAGCAAATCGTGGTACATATCCACGCAGGTAATCAAAGACGTTTACGCCCGGTTTGTTGGCGACCAGTTTGTGGGAATAATGGATAATTTAGGGAAATAGTTGCACGGGAAGCAAAATGGCAGTATATTTGCAGAAAGAACAACTTAAAACCTTTCGGAAAGATGAAGACTTTTCTCGTTATAATAGCAATAGGTGCGGCGTTAATAGGAGAATATACAGTAACGCTAACAGTTATAGTCCTATTTATTATGTATTATTTGTATAAGCCAACAAATAACAAAGATGATGATGATTGCTCCTATTTAGAGTAGAAGTAATTTGTCTTTTTCTTATATCGGAATACGGGTTACATTTGCAGAAAAGCAAATGTAACTCGTTTTTTTTATGAACCCATCGGAAATAAAAGAGATTATCCTGAAAGTGAACGGCGAACAGGCCGAACAGGAGATTAAGCGCATAAAAGACGCTATCGAAGGCGCACGCGCAGAAAAAAAGAAGTTTGAGACGGAGCACCCTAAAAGCTCGGAGTGGTCTGCCGAAGAGCGTAAGCAGTGGCAGGCGTACAACAAAGAAATAGCGGCCTGCGAAAGACAGCTCAAAAAATACGGTACGAGTGCAGAGACCGTGGAGCAAATTCTTAAAGACCTCGACGGCTCAACAATGAAACAGCTCAAAGCGAGCCTGAAAACGCTTAACGGAATTTTGGACTCCGGGAAACTCGAACGAAACGGCGACGAGTGGAAAAAGGTAACGGAGGCTATTCGCCTTACCAAAGAGGAGATGAAGAAGCTCGAGGAAGAGACGAAGGTGGTAGAGAAAGCAATGGTGGAGTGCACGGAGAAACCGAAAAGGTCTTTTTTAGATTTGGGAAAAAGTTTTGGAGGATTTATAACTACTTCTAAAACCATATTAAATTTTTTGGACTCTTTCTCAGACAAAGTCGCCGGCTACGTCTCCCAGTACGCAGCCATGCAAAAACACGTGGCTGGAGTTTCCAAATATACTGGTATGGCGGCAAAGGACGTGGAAGAGCTCAACGAAGAGTTCAAGAAAATGGACACGAAGACAAGCCGCGAAGCCCTCAACGACCTCGCAGCAGACGCAGGCCGCCTCGGTATCACTGCCAAGAAGGACGTGCTAGACTTCGTGCAAGCCGCCGACCAAATAAACATCGCCCTCGGTGAAGACCTCGGCGAGGGGGCGGTGAAGAATATAGGCAAGCTGGCTAACATATTCGGCGACGACAAGAGGCTCGGCCTCAAGCAAGCAATGCTTTCCACGGCATCGGCTATCAACGAACTTGCACAGACAAGCAGCGCGTCGGAGGGTAATATCCTCGACTTTACGACCCGCCTTTCGTCAATGGCGAAGACCGCCAATATGACGCAGGCGCAGGTAATGGGCCTCGGCGCAATGTTTGAGACGCAGGGGCTTAACGCCGAAGTGGCGGCAACCGCCATTTCAAAGGTAATGCAGAAAATGGGCACGGACACGGCGAAAATGGCGCAGCTCGCAGGGCTGAACGTGCAAGAGTTTGGCAACCTCGTTAAGACCGACATGAACGCCGCGCTCATAGAGTTTGCCAAAGGCATAGGCCGCCTCGGAGGGCTTACGGAGGTATCGCCCGTGCTTAAAGAACTCAGCCTTACCGGCGCAGGCGTTTCAAGCGTGGTAAACATTCTCGCCCAAAACTTGGAAAACGTAGCCACGCAGCAGGACATCGCCACGCGGGCGTTCACGGAGGGCACATCGGCCACCAACGAAGCCGCCAAAGCCAACAGCACCGCCGCCGCCAACCTCGAAAAGGCAAAGAACCGCGCCCGCGAATTGCAGCAGACAATGGGCGAGCAGCTTTATCCCATTTACCTTAAATGCATCGAAGGCTCGGCAAAGCTTTCGGGCGTGCTGGCAAGCCTTGCAAAGTTTATCGGCAACAACAAGGCGGAATTTTTCATTCTCGCCGGTACAATTGCGCTGCTAACAATAAACATGAAGCTGGCAAACAAGGAGACCAAGATTGCAATGACGTTAAAGAGGGGATGGCAGGCAGTAGTCGTATCGTGCAGAATGGCGGCAATGCTTTTCAACGCCGCGCTGGCACTGATGACAGGCAACACCACACGCGCCGCCGCAGCCATGAAGTTCCTTAACAACACGATAAAGGCTAACCCATACACGGCAATAGCGGCGTTGATAGTTACTATTGCAAGTGGCTTGCTTGTTTGGGCGACGCGGACAAAGGAATTGACGAAAGCAGAAAAATTAAGGGCGGCAGAGCAAGAAGCAGAAATGGAAGTGACCAAGAAAGCACTCGAACAGACAAAAGACGAAGAAGCTCAAATAAGGAAACTGACAGCACGCATACATTCAAATGTATTCTCCGTGAAAGAACGACGTGAGGCAATAGAAGAACTTAAAAAGATAATTCCAGATTACAATGCAGAAATATCAGAAGAAGGGCGGATAACAAAAGAAAATACAGAAGCCGTTGATGATTATATAAAGAAATTAAGAGAAAAGGCAATTGTTCAAGCAGGCGAAGGAGCACTTAGCGGATTATACCAACAGCAAATAGAACTCGAACAAAAACTTGCAGACGCGCAGCTAAAAGCGAAAGACGCAGAAGTTGCATTTAGGGAAGCAAGAAAAAAAGAAGGTGCAAGCCAGTCTGCAATTGACATTCTCGCTAACGACCTAAAGAAATACCCTAAATACAGTCTTTATGGCTTCACGAAGGATATAAAAAAGTTTGGTGGAGAATTAAGGGACGCATCAGCAGAAGCAAATGAACTTGCAGCCGAACTCGAACAGACAAACAAGAAAATAGAGCGTACTGAAGAAATTATAAATAAAAAGAAGCCGAAAGAAAAGCCTGCTCCAAAGAAAAAGCCAGAGCCGCCCGCTCCAACCCCCGACCCCGTCACTCCAACCAACACGCCCGCGCCTACAACCCCCGACCGCCTTGCCGATAACGCCGCCGCCATGAAGCAGGCACTGCAAGAAATTTCGGATCAGTACGCCAAAGGTCAGCTTCAGGCAGAGGGCGGCGTATCGGCCTACGCCACCATGCTCGCAAAGCAGCTCGGCATCATAGAAGAATACCGGAAAGCATCGAAACTGATAGAAGCCACCGACGAACAGCGGGCGAAACACGGCGAAACGCTATCGAAGGAAGAGGCCGCCGTGAAGCAAAAGCAGCTGCAAGATGATCTGCTGCAACTCACCGCCTACAAGGACGCAGAGCTCGCACTGGCAGACAATGCGCGCGCCACGGGCAATACCTCGCAGCGGCAGTACGAGCAAGAGGCTTACAATATTCAGGCGAAATACCTGCAAGACAAACTTTTGCTTTTGCGCTCCTACAATGCAGACGCAGAGCAGATACACGCCGCAGAGCTCGAAATAGAAAAGCATGCCGCATCGAGAAACGCAAAGGTATCGAAAGAACTTGCCGACACGATTGCAAAGATGAAGGCAGCCGCCATGAAGGCAGACCCGGCAGCCGCGCGTAAGGCAGCCGAAGAAGAAATCGACGCGCTCAAAGACGCGCTCGTAAAAGAGGCACGCGAAAAGAGACTCGGAGATGAAACGATTAAGCAGCTCGAAGAGTATCTTGACAAGAAGAAAAACGACCTGACTGTAAACGCAAAGGTAAAACTCGACATCCAGGAACTCGACGCCAACAAGGACTTCGGATTTTCCAAGTTGATTAAAGCCATTAAGAAGTTCAACAAGAAAGCAGAGGGCGAAATGGAAGACAGCTGGGAGAATATTGCGGACACGGTAGTCGCCGCGCTCGGTATGATAACCTCAACGCTCAGCGCAGCCTCTCAACTCTTTCAGGCGAATTGCGACCTAGAGACCGCCAAAGTGGAGCAAGAATACGACCGCCGCATAGCAGCCGCCGAAGGCAACGACGCGCTGCAACAGCAGCTCGAACAGCAAAAGCAGCAACGGCTTTCCGAAATCAAGGCAAAGTATGCCGAAAAGGAATTTAAGGCAAAGATTGCCATAGCAATAGCAGACACGGCGCAAAACGCCATTATCGCCTACGGCACAATGGCAAAGGTGCAGCCGCACCCGCTTATGTCAATTCTCGCCGCATCAATGGCAACCGCCGCCGGCATGGTGCAAATCGCCGTAATCAAGAAGCAGTACGAAGCGCAAAAGGCGGCTGGCTTCTTCGATGGCGGCTACACGGGCGGCACCGACTGGCGCAAGCCCGCCGGCATCGTGCACGAGGGCGAGTACGTGTTGCCGCACGAAGCTCTGGCGAACCCCGCCTTCACGCCGCTGCTCAACATCGTGGAAGCCGCCCGCCGCAGCAACCGCCTCGCCTCGCTCACCCCCGAAGACGTGAGCCGCGCCGTGACCGCGCCGCAGGCAGCCGCCGCAATGGCAGGCCGCACCGCCGCCGCCGCTTTAAGCACCGCCTCCAACACCGCCCGCACCGCCTCCAACACCACCGCGCCCGTCGTTACCATAAAGGGCGGCGACGATACGGCCGCCGCCGTGCGCCGCCTGAACCGAAAGCTCGACGAAGGCATAGAGAGCTACGTGGTGCTTTCAGGACCGCAGGGGCTCGACAAGCAGTGGAAACGCTATCAACGATTAACGGGAAAGTAAACGAGTAAACAAGACAAGTTACTCAATATATAATATAATTTGCAAGACAAATCTGTCTCGTCTACTCGTTTACTTGTAAACTCGTTTACTAAAAACTATCAACCTTATGCGCACACTCTATATTTCAAGCCGCAAGGCCGTGATCAAGAAAGACACCTCGATAAAGCTAACCCGCGTGAACCCCTTCACGGATGCGCAGGGCGACTATACGTTCGACATCGAATTGCCCCTGCACGGCTGCCCGCAAAACGTGGCGATATTCGGCGCGGCACACCGCGCGGAGACCTCCAAGCGCACGTACGTAGGCCGCCGTTACCCCGCGCAGCTCATCGCCCCGCCCATATCGCTGCGCGGGCACGTCACCGTGACGCAAGCCACGGAGACGCTCATCAAGGCGCAATTCCTTAGCGGCTACTCTGACCTCGCCAACGCCTTTACCGACGCAGAGGGCAAGGACATCTATATCGACCAACTCGACGGGCTGGGCTTTGCGTGGGAGGAAGAGTGCCCGTGGTACTTCGAGGGCAAGAAGGAGACGGACAAGTTGCCCACGCCGGCGGCGTTCGTGTATGCCGTCAATAACTATTATTCAGACAAGACGAACCACGAAGACCTCGACCCCGACCGATCGATAAGACTCGCCATATTCGCAGGCACGCGAGACAAGACCTCGTGCGTGGCGTTTCCCATTCAGTCGGTTACGGAGAGCAAAAAGTATTATAACGCCAATAATCTATCTTATTGGGAGTGCGGCATCAGCGAAGATACAACTGATTTACTTTTCCCAGAAGATAATAATCTTACTAAGCGTTTGCCGCTGTTCGACGTATCGCAGAGCGGCAGCGTTGCCCCGCAGCCTTATATCTCATACATCATCAAGCGCATTGTGCGCAGCCTCGGCTTTGAACTTGGCGAAAACGAACTCGCAGGCTCTTGGCTCGATAACATCTTCTTGGCAAACCCGCGCCAGACGCTTCTAATAAAGGATATGTTGCCGCACATGACGGCGCAAGAGTTTTTTGAAGAAATTGCGCAGTTCCTCGGTATCTATTTCGACGTGGTAGACGGCAAGGTGGTTATGCGCCGCAACCGTCTGCGCACCGACACCGTGCGCATCGTGCAGCCAGTGGCAGAATTTACCGACGAAATCGAAGACGAAGAAACGGAGGGCAAGACCGCCCTGACGCAGAATGTGCGCTACGACTTCAAGGATAAGTTTTCCCCCGACAAGCAGCTCGCCGTGCCTGAGGAAGTGTACGAAAAGAGCGTGGTGCGCCTGTATCTCGGAGAGGAAGACGAAGGCGACGGCTTCGGCCCGTCAATCTACGAATACATCAAAGGCAGCGCGGAAGACCTCAACGAAGACGAGACCAACGTTATCACCATCGACGCACAGAGCGGCGCGTGGAAAGCAAAAATAAAAAACGCTGACGGTTATCTTAACGAACTCGAAATAGACCAGCTCGGCACACTCGTACGCAGTTGGAACGACCCAAAGAAGAGCGTGAAGCTTAAAGTATTGCCCGCAATGGTGGCAAAGGCGACGTTCAGTCACTCTTACAAGGCGAAACGTGAGAGCACTGATTTTGAACTACCAAACGAAACAATGACTTGCACCAATAGCGAGGAATACCCCGCGCTGCTCGTGCCACACATACCGACATACAGCGAGAGCTTCGAGATATGGAAATCAGTTAAAGGCGAGAGCCAAGAAGACCCTGACACGCTCGACCGCATCTACATCGCTCTCAATACCGGCAAGAACTTCCACTACGTACATGCTAAGCCAGTTAAGTATCACCCGGTCGCTATCGGCGCAGACTACGTGAAAGAAATAAACAGACAGAGACAGAAGCCTGTTATAAACGAAGACTATGACTATGCAGACAGAATTAAAGAAGACTACTTCTTTCCTTGGCCTATCTACTTCACTAAGGACAAAGAAGGCGACCGCCTCGAGCACTGCCCCTTCGCCCTGCGCGAGACCCGGTTTCCGTCGATAGCCGCAGACGCGTGGCAAGGAATAGACATCAAGACAGCCGTGGAGCACACCGTGCAATTTGCCGACATCGCAGCCGCCCTCGACCCGACCGCCACCTACCTTATCAGCGGCCGCCGCTTCATCTGTCACAAACTCGAAATCGAAATCACCGACCGAGGCATCGCACCCCTCAAAACGGGCTACTTCTACGAACTCACGGAATAAAACTTTAACTATTTTACTTTACCGAGGAAAACTAAAACATGAAAAAAGCCGTCGTTATCCTTTCCCTATTGCTCGCCATATCGGCGGCACTCAATATTATATATATACGCGCGCGCGTGAGCGGCGGCGGCGCGGCGAAAGAATTGCGCCCGGATACCGTGCGCATAATCGACACCCTGCGCTTCATCAACCCCGCTCCCACGCGCGACACGATAATAAGATACGTGCGCGTACCCGTGGAAACGCCTCGAACGGATAACCCGGATAATCCTGGAAGCCCGGTAAATACGGGCAACTCGGCGGAGTACGCCGAAAAAGCAGCCGCCCCCACCGACACCGCCGCCGTGCTGCTGCCCATCACCCAGCGCACCTACACCGCCCCGGAGTACACAGCCTACGTGAGCGGCTACCTGCCCAGCCTCGACAGCATCACCCTCCACACGCAGCGCACCGTAATTACCCAGCCGCCACCCGCCGTGAAGAACAAGCCGTGGAGCATCGGCATCGCCGCCGGCGTAGGAGCGGGGCGCGGCGGCATTACGCCCTTCATAGGCATAACTTTGCAGTATTCCCTTATAAGATTTTAGCCGCGCCGCATCGCGCCAACTTTCGTTTTCAACAGAAGTTTTCTCGCCATGGCAGAGTATTCAAGCAAGCTTGAACTCTGCTCATTTGGCTTATCGAAAACTTTCATATAAGACCGCAAAAACTTTCCTATATGAGAGAAAAAATTATCCTATATGAGAGAAAAAATTATCCTATATGATAATTTTCACGCTCATATATGAAAGTTTTTGCTATCTCCTTGATAGCGTCTATTATCTCCGAGATACTTTCCACGCTCATATAAGAAACTCGAAGCGGTAACATAGGAAAGTTTTTGCGCCCATATATGAAAGTTGCACCAAACAAGTGAGAAAGTTTCCGTATCTTTGCACTACTTTCATTTTTCCGAATTGATTAACCATTCAAGCCGCCGCGCCGTCGAGATGACAGCGCGGCGGCGTTTCTTTGCGAGTAGGGGCGTTTTGCAAAACGCCCGATAATTAATACGAGAGCCGCCTATATTTTTTTACTGAAAAAAACTCCGAAAAAATTTGCTTTATATTAAATTTATTATTATCTTTGCATTGTGAAATAAAACAAGAAAGGAGGTGTTATAAAGTGACTAAGAAAGAAAAAAGAACAGCAGACCAAGTAGTTGTACTTCTTGAAGAGCTCATCGCAGTTTCAAGCAAAGAAATCATCAAGGACGAAGCAAAACGGCTAATCGAAGAGCTCAAGAAATCTTACGAAGACTAAACCTTTGAAACCAGCCACACAAAACGGGGGCTGGTATCAAACAAAAAATATATCTATGGAAACATCTAAATCATCAGAAACAGCAAAGGCTGTAGAAAAGGCAAGAGAATACCTCGCAAAAGACAAAATCGGCGCGGCATGGCTTGCTATGGTAGACGTTGGAGAATACCTCAATATCGCGGCAATATCGAGGGGCTATTTCAAGAAATCTACAAACTGGCTCGCACAACGGCTGCACGGTTACATTGTATGCGGAAAGCCGGCAAAATTCAAACCAGAGGAATATGATCAGTTATCACATGTACTTAGAGACATTGCCGAAAAATTAAACTCTGCAGCCGACCGTATCGACTCTGCAAAAGACTGAAAGCAATACAGTCACTTTATAAATTTCTTGTTTTATTTCACACCGAAGCCGCCTGCAACGTGACTGTAATGCAGGCGGCTTCAACTTTATAATAACCCATGACAAATCTTCACGCTTTCGGTGCAAGGTACTTTTGCATTTCTTTCGCCACCGTATCGTCGAACAACTTAGCGTAAACCCGCCGCGTCATATCGGTTGAAGCGTGCCCTAATATCTTGGCAACAATCTCCATAGGGACACCAAGATTGAGGAACAGCGTCGCACCCGTGTGCCGCGCCCAGTGCGAAGATACGGGCTTGCGGATACCCGCGTACGCTGCAACAAGTTTCAGACAATAGTTGTATTTCGCATTGTCAAACCTCGGCAGCCGCCCCTTGTATTTCTTCAAAATATGCTCGGCCTCTGGCAACATCATAAACACGAACTCCTTGCCCGTCTTGCCGCGCGTGCCAGAGTAGACGCGGCGGCCTTCCTTGTCCGTTGCTATCTTCTTAGCGTCAAACGCCATAAGGTCGGAGAAAGAGAGGCACGTCCAAGTCTGGAAGATAAACAAGTCACGCGCCCGCTCCAACTGCTTTATAGGAAGCGGCGCGTTGCAAATCTGACGAAACTCTTCAGGCGTAAGGTGCTTCCCAAGCGCACCGAAATACCCCGTGTCCTTATTGATACGCACCCAGCGGTAAGGGTTGCGAGACAGCAGGCCGTCGGCAACGGCATCATTTATAAAGGCAAACAAAATCTTATGATAGTTGCACCATATCGTGCTGCTCTTCAACTTTCGCTTTTTCAGATAATCATCAAAAGAAAGGATATTTTCGTCCGTAACGTCAGAGAAAAACGAAATCTTCCCAAAGTCCTTAACGGTCTTAATCAGCTGCTCGTACCGCCCGCGCCTGGTCTTCGTTGCCCCGTGCGTGCGCACCTCCATACGCTTTTGCATATATTCAAGGAAAGAGAGCCTTACGGTATCGTTTTTCTCAACCTCGCTGCGCACCGCGTCAAGTTGCACGCCGCCGGCAGCCTCCTGAACATCATTCAGGGCGCGGCGCACGTCAGAAAGGCGCATACCTATGGCGCGGTTCAGTTCCTCGGCATCGTGGCGGCCGGCAACCTCCGTGCCCGTCCATTCATTCTTATAGATATGTACGCCCGTGGCGAAATATCTTTGTTTTCTCTTATACGTCACGCGGATCTCAACCGCGCCCGCCTTCGTTTTTGTCGCCGTCTTCTTTCTGTCGAAAATAACGGCAATTCGTGCAAAACTTTCTTTCATTGCTTTACGAATTGATTTTTTTTGTGGTTTGACTTGTTGTTTGTTTTGTTGTTTTTTTTGTGGAAACGTTGGAACCCAGCCCCGCGCCCGGGGCCGTCAAGCAGTCAATCAATCCGAAAGGCATTTTTTTCTGTTGCTCCGAAAAGCATTTTTTGCCAGAAAGGCATTTTTTTTCTCCGAAAGCATTTTTTTGCTCCGAAAGCGTTTTTTTTGCTCCGAAAGCGTTTTTTTATCTCCGAAAATGTATTACCCAATTTTCGCCTCCTTTCAGAGGTAATACATTAGTAATACATTCTCCTTTTTTTTCTCACTCTCTATACACCCTTAAAATTTCATCACCTCCTCAACAATCACCTCTAAAACGCCTCAAACATAGCGTTTTGCAAAAATAAAAGGCTTGCAAGTATTACCGTGCAAGCCTTAGGAAAATGGTAAAAAGTGATTCGCTTGGGGCATTGAGCGGTATAGTATGGGCGCGTGCGGGGTTATTTTGGGGCTGGAGGGTCGGAAAGGGGCTTTTTGAGAGGGCGGGGAGATTTTGGTAATGCTTTTTGGGGTTGATTTGGGGCTGTTTGGGGGCTTTTTGTCGTTTGCTTTTTGGTATGTGTGTTTGTAAGGTGCTAATTGTTAGCGTGTTTCTTATTGGTAATACATTTTTATAATATTATTTTATGTGTTCTTATAACCGGGTAAAACATACCTGGTTATTTTTCTTGGGCGGCAAGGAGGGTGCGGATAAGGCGCTCTTTGTCGGTGAGGGACTGGCGCAGGGCGGATATTGTTTCGTCTTTGGCGGCGAGCATTTCTTCTTTGGCGGCGAGGAGGGCGGCGGGGTCGGTTGCCGTGTTACGGGTGGCGGTTTGGGTGACGTGGCTGCTGGAGGTGACGGTCTGGGTGATGTGCGGGGCGGCGGGCGCGGCTAACATCTCGCCCTCGCCTGTAAGGAGCCAAGACGCGGAAATACCTGGGCACTTTTGAAAAAGTAACTCATTGTCGAAAGAATTACGAGCAAGCCACTTGCTAATTGTCTGCGGGGTAACGGTTACCATTTTGGCAAACGCAGCCTTATTGCCGTCTGTGTAGTGGTTGATAAGGCACTCTAACATTGTTTTTTTGTCCATAATCGAAAAAATATTTGTCTTTGTGGTAAGAAAATTACCAAATTGCTTGTTTCGTATTACCGAAAGGGTTACCTTTGCAGCATAAAGATACTTATAAAAAACAAGAATACCTATAAAAACATTATGGAAACTTTTAAAAAGAAGACAGTGAGGGAGATGCTCGGCGAGATTAGCGTGGGGCAGGTGGTAAGGCTGGAAGGCGTGCACACGGGGACGGTGCAGGCGGCGTGCAGCCACCTTAAACGGGAAGAAGGAAAGGCTTTTATCACTAAGGCCGAAGGGGAAGGGGTTATTGTGGTGAGGGTGAAATAAGGGCTTGGGCGGAAATGCCGGAAAGGCCGGATTTTACGGATCGGCGGCAAGCCGCCTCGACCGGACGGCCCGGATAGGCCGGGAGGCGGGAGACTTTGAAAGAGAAATATAAACCTATTAAATAATAAAAGATTATGGAAAAAGAAAAGTACTTCATAGACGGCGTGGAGGTAAGCGAAGAGCGAAGCCGCGAGTT